TACACTATTTGCAGTTGTGCGGGCTAAAACTTGACTGTCCCGGCTCAAATAACTGCTGGCACCACCGTTACGTGGATTGAGCCGCCTGCGACTGTCAACGACAGCCCGGCAACCTCGGCCAGCTGGACTCTGCAGGTGGCATTCAGGACCAACACCGCAGGCGAGGGCGCAACGGCTACCGGCTCCGCTCGATCTGACGGCGGCTGGGATGTGAGCCTCTCAGCTACGACCACTGCAGAGTGGGATGCCGGTGTTTGGTATTGGCAGAAGCAGATCACCAGCGGCGCTGTAGTGGTAGTCATCGGCAGCGGCACCACCGAGGTACTGTCATCCCTGAGCTTCACTGGCGTCCCCACAGCATTTGATGGCCGCAGTCAAGCTGAGCAAGATCTGGATGCTGTCCAGACAGCCATCAGGGCAATCATTAGCAAAGGCGCAAAGCAATACAGCATCGGCGGCCGCAGCTACACCGCCAACGATCTCAACGTGTTAATGCAGCGCGAATCACAACTCAAGGCGATCGTTGCGCGTGAGCGTGCTGCTGAGAAGATCGCCCAGGGCTTAGGTGATCCCCGCAACGTCTTTGTGAGGTTCTAATGACCAGCAAGAAAGCCAAGCCTATCGAGGCTATTGAGACTGAGCAGCAACAGCACAAGCGGCCAAGACGTCGCGCCTACGAGGGTGCATTGCAATCACGGCTGACAGCCAACTGGATCACCAGCAGCACCAGCGCCGATGCTGAGATCGATGGCAGCCTGATCAGGCTCAGGAATCGCTCGCGGCAGCTGGTCCGTGATTCACCTTATGCACGTCAAGCGATCCGTGCCATCGGCGCCAATGTGATCGGCCAGGGCATCAGGATGCAGGGCCGTGTGCGGATGCAACGCGGCAACAGGCTGAACGAATCAGTGAACCGTCGCATCGAGGCAGCCTGGCAGTCGTGGTGTCATGCCGATCGTTGCCATGTTGGCGGTCGATTGAGCATGGCCGAGATCTTGCGGTTGGCGATCATGGCCGTGGCCGAATCCGGTGAGGTGTTTCTGCGGATCATCCCGGAGGCGTTCGGTCGCAGCCGCGTGCCGCTTGGCATTGAGATCATCGAGTCTGATTATTGCGACGAAGGCAAGAGCTACGGCAAGGATGCGAACGGCGACCAGTGGCGCATGGGCGTCAAGGTAAACCGCTGGGGCCGGCCGATCAGCTATGCCTTCCGCACCGTTCACCCTGGAGACATTGCCAACGCTCGCGGTGGTGAAGTCATCGAGGTGCCTGCTGAGCAGATCATTCATCTGTTCATCACCGAGCGGCCAGGCCAGACACGTGGTGCTCCGTGGGTGTCAAGCGCCATTAAGCGCTTGCATCACCTTGATGGCTATGAGGAGGCCGAGGTGGTCAGGGCCAGAGCTAACAGCAGCCTGATGGGCTTCATACAGTCACCTGAAGGCGAGCTGCAAGGCGATGAGGTCTATGACGACGATCGCGTCAGTCGTTTTGAGCCAGGTGTGTTCAAGTATCTAGCGCCGGGCGAGACGATCAACGTGCCGCAGCTTGATGCACCTGATGGTCAGTTCGAGCCGTTCCTGCGTGGGATGCTCCGCTCGGTCGCGGCTGCGATTGGCTGCAGTTACGAAACGATCAGCCGAGACTTCAGTCAAAGCAACTACAGCAGCAGCCGCCTGAGCTTGCTTGAAGACCGTGAACAGTGGCGGATGCTGCAGGACTTCATGATTGAGCACCTAGCGCAGCCGATCTATGAGCGGTGGCTTGCTGCTGCTGTTGGCTCTGGTCAGCTGCGGCTGCCGGATTATGAGGCCATGCCGGAGCGTTACGAGGCGGTGCACTGGTATCCCCGTGGATGGGCCTGGGTTGATCCACAGAAAGAGGTGCAGGCTTATCGCGATGCAGTGCGGGCTGGCTTCAAGACACAGGCGCAGGTGATCGCCGAGAGCGGTGGTGACCTTGAGGACCTGCTGGTTGCACGCTCAAATGAAGTTGATCGTGCCGAACAGCTTGGCTTGCAGTTCGATACAAACCCGGCTGATGATGCCCAAGGCGGCGCACCGAATGTAACGCCTGAAGTGACAACCGATGAGGAGGTTGATGCCTGATGGCTAACGTCAACGGCACTGAGATCAACCTTATGCCGACTGAAGGCATGAGAGAAGAGGCGAGACGTTATCGCGCATGGAAAGCAGAAGGCGAGGCCGGCGGCACTGAGGTGGCAGCACGTAGAGCTAGCCAGATCCTGTCAGGCAATGAGTTGAGCCCTAGCACTGTGATCACCATGGCAGCCTGGTTTGCTCGGCATGAAGTGGACAAGCAAGGCGAAGGCTTCACCCCTGATGAGGATGGCTACCCATCGGCAGGGCGTGTGTCATGGGCAGCCTGGGGTGGTGATGCTGGTCAGACCTGGAGCACAGCGAAGGGCGAGAGCATCAAGAAAGCGCGAGAAGATCGCAGCATCCAAGGCCACGAAGCTCGCCCTTATCCCAATGAGCACGCAGCAAGGCTGATCGATCCTGAGCGGTTTGAGCGCTTTCGTCGTGAGAACGGTGCCGGCGGCGCTGGTGTTGACTTCATCTTTGGGATCCGCACTAATGCACCAACCCAGCTGCAGGCGATCCGGTTTGATGCGTCACGTTTCACCGTGGCCCAGGCGCGAGAGTGGCTTAGTGAGAACGACTATCAACCAATTTTGTTTGAGCCGGCAGCAGATAGCATGGATGAGAATGATGGCCGATCTCTGATGGATCTGCGCAACCTAAACAGCAGGCCCTTACGCCGTAGCGTTGCGGTGGATTATGTGTCGGCCGTTCGTGCGGAAGATACAACCACTGAAGAGTCACGCACTCTTGAGTTCAGCTTCAGCAGTGAACAGCCAGTCGATCGATGGTTTGGGCCTGAAGTGCTGAGCCATTCGGATGGCGCAATGGATATGAGCCGCCTGAACGATGGCGCACCTTTGCTTTGGAATCACGATTCGGATCGTGTGCTCGGCGTCATTGAGCGTGCATGGCTTGATAATGGTCGCGGTATGGTCAGCGTTCGCTTCAGTCGTTCACAGATGGCTGAAGAGAAACTGGCGGACATCCGCGATGGCATTCTGCGGAATGTCTCTGTTGGATACAGCATCATTGATGCTGAACCAATCCGTCAGGATGGCATCGATGGCATCCTGGCCACCTCATGGCAACCCCATGAGGTGTCCGTGGTGAGCGTGCCTGCTGATAGCAGTGTTGGCATCGGGCGAATGCTTGATGATGATGCTGCAGCGGCTAAGGCCGCACCCTTGACCCCCAACGACAACAAACTCATGGAACCCTCTGTCAACCTGGAGGAGGTGCGGGCGCAGGCTGCGGCCGATGAGCGCTCTCGCGTTGCCTCCATCACTTCTCTCTGCCGTGAGCACAAAGCAGACGATCTGGCCCAGGGCCTGATCGAGTCCGGTGCTTCTGAAGCTGACGCTATGCGTTCGGTTCTTGCCGAGATCGCTAAGCGTCCTGCTGCGCAACCTGCAACTGCTGCTGCTCCTGTGCGTTCTGCTCAGCCCATCGCCAATGGTGGTGGTTCTGCTGACATCGGCCTGACCGATAAAGAAGCCCGTTCGTTCAGCTTCGTGCGTGCCATCCGTGCGCAGATGATGCCTGGCGACCGCGCTGCTTTCGAGGCCGCTGCTTTCGAGCGCGAGGTCTCCGAGGCTACCGCTCAGCGCATGGGCGTCACCCCTCGCGGCATCCTTGCTCCTAACGATGTGTTGCATCGTGATCTCGTGGTGGATACCGCTTCCGCTGCTGGTGATCTGGTGTTCACCGATGGTCGCCCCGGCAGCTTCATCGAGCTGCTCCGCAATCGTCTCGCGCTCAACACTCTTGGCGTCACGATGCTGACCGGACTGCAAGGCCCTGTGGCAATCCCCCGCCAGACCGGCGCCGCGACTGCCTATTGGGTAGCCGAAGGTGGCGATCCGACCGAATCTGAGCCCAGCGTTGATCAGGTGAGCCTGGTGGCCAAAACCCTCGGCGCCTACACCGAGTTCAGCCGCCGCCTGATGCTGCAGTCCAGCATCGACGTCGAGCAGATGGTCCGCACCGAGCTGGCCACTGTGATCGCCCTTGAGATCGATCGCGCTGCGCTCTACGGCACCGGCTCCAGTAGCCAGCCCGAAGGCCTAAAGTTCGTCACCGGCATCAACACAGAGAACTTTGGCGCTGTCAATCCGACCTATATCGAGCTGGTGAGCATGGAGTCGAAAGTCGCTGCGGACAACGCTGACATCGGCGCTATGTCCTACCTGACCAACAGCACGATCTACGGCGGCTTTAAGACCACCGAGAAAGCCACCAACACTGCCCAGTTCGTGCTGGAGCCCGGCGGCACCGTCAACGGCTACAACACCGTGCGCTCCAACCAGGTGGCTAGCGGTGATGTGTTCTTTGGCGTCTGGAACCAAATGATCATGGGCATGTGGGGCGCTCTGGACATTCAGGTGAACCCCTACGCCTTGGATAAGAGTGGCAGCGTTCGCGTGACTGCTCTGCAGGATGTCGACGTCGCTGTGCGTCACCCCGAGGCATTCTGTCGCGGTAACGACACCCTCTGATCATGAGGATTGAGATCCTTCGCGAAACCTCCATCTCTGGCCGGCCCGTAAGGGTCGGTGAGGTGGTGGAGGTTAGCGATTCAGACGGCAGGCTGCTGATCGGTATGAAGAAGGCGCAGCCTGCACCTCAACTTCTTTCTTGTCTACCACGTAAACCATCCGCTAAACGGAGAAAGACCAATGATTCACAATCTGGGGACCAAAACAACAGTCCTGAGCCTGCTTCCGAATGATGTTGTGACCACCACCGGCGCTGGGTCGGCGGTGGATCTCGCTGGCTATGAAGGCGACATGGCCGTGATCCTTGACGCTGAGGCTGGTGGTGCTGGCATCACCTATGCCTGCAAGCTCACTGAGGCCGACACTTCTGGTGGCGCCTACACCGACGTGACTGGCGGTGCCTTTACCACCACAACAGCTAACACTGCCCTAGTGGAGAAGATCTCGGTCAACACCAACGATCTAAAGCGTTACGTGAAGCTGAGCGTCACCGTTGCCGGTGGCACTGGTGCTGGCGCTGTGTCCGTGACTGCCATTGCTTCCAAGAAGTACGGCAACTGAGCACGGCCGACAGTTCAACCCCTGCCATATGGCGGGGGCTTTTTTATGCCTACACTTGACCTATGGCATTCACTGAAGATCTGGATTTGTTCTTGAGCACGGCTGAGTTTGCCGTGCCGGTGGTTGCTGGTGCTGTGTCAAGCACTGGCATATTAGATATGCCAACGGAAACCGTGGCTGGCGGGATGGTGCTGAGCACGGATTACAGCTTGATCTGCAAGGCCAGCGAGTTTAGGGATCTTGAATATGGTGCCGGCATCAACGTCGATGGGCGGGCCTACACCGTCAAGTCGGTAATGCTTATGGATGATGGCGCATTCTGCGAGATCATGCTGCAGCGCACCACGACACCGGAGCAGAGCACATCAGATCGCGCAGTGCTCGATGGTGATGGCGTCGATACGACTAGCACGGTGGTGATGGATGGTGGAACACCAAGCACGACCTACATTGAAGGCAACGTCCTGGACGATGGAGCACCGTGACCACCTATACCCGTTTCAAGCTGCGGAATGGCACAGCAGCTGAATGGACTGCTGCTAACCCGACGTTGCTGCAGGGCGAGATCGGGGTGGAGACCGACACCAGGAAGTACAAGATCGGCGATGGCAGCACCGCATGGGCCGGTCTTAGCTACTACATCGATGGGGTGGCAGTGCGTGGGCAGTGCACAAAGATGGACGATGGCACGATCGACATCACAAGCCAGGGCACTTACATCAGCACTGGGCTGACGGCAACGCTGGACACTGATACCAACTACGGCATGGTGCTTGGCACCACCGATGCGTTTGGGTTGAAGAACGACAGCAGCGCTACGAAGCTGTTCAGGATCTATGGCAGCATCGATGCCACTGACGGGAATAACAGCACCCTAGGCATCAAGCTGGCCAAGAACGGCACCGCGATCGACGAGTCAGAATGCCGTGCGTTCACTGGTAGCGGCGCCCAGGAGGCAAAGCTAGTGACCAGCTGGATGGTTGAGCTTGAGGATGGTGATGAGATTTCGTTGATGATTGCGAATCACAGCAACACGACAGACATCACCTTGAAGCGTGGGCGAATCGTTGCTGATGAGGTTCGTGCCTGATGACGACCAAGCGCGAGAGCATTCTCAATCAGATCGCCACGACGCTGGCGCCTACAGCAGGCATCACCGGCCGGATCTATCGCTCACGGGTCTCGGCTCTCGCTAGGGCTGAGTCACCTGCGATCGTGGTCGAGCCTATCCGTGATGATGTCGAGCAGAACACGAGCCTGCCTACGCTTGACTGGACCCTGACGGTGCGTGTGGCGATCATCGTGCGGTCGCTAGTGCCTGACCAGGCCGCTGACGCGATCGTGGAGGACATGCACAGCAGGATCATGGCTGATTTGACGGTTGGAGGTTATGCGATCGACGTGCAGCCTGATGCGGTGAGCTTTGACCTAGTGGAAGCCGATCAACCTGCTGGGGTGATCAGCTCCAACTATTTGGTCAGATACAGAACAGCAGTGAATGATCTGACTACTAGCTGAGCCGGCTACGATAGGGGCATTGCACTGGATTTGGCTGTGTCATGGTCCTTCTTTCACGCAAGCGGCTCATTCTGAGCAAGATTGAAAGTGTCTATGGCACAGACCCGACACCTGCCGGAACTGATGCGGTGTTGGTGCGCAACCTTGAGATCACACCGATTGAAGCTGACACGATCAGCCGTGATCTGATCCGGCCGTATCTCGGCAATAGCGAGCAGATCCTGTCGCAGACTCGCGTTGTGATCACGTTTGAAGCTGAGCTGGCTGGCTCTGGCACTGCCGGCACTGCCACCAAACTCGACTCGCTGCTGCGTGCTTGCGGGATGGATGACACCACAACTGGTGCAGCTGTCACTGGCACAGCACAGGCAGGTGGCGATGGAGAGATCACGTTGGCGGCTGGTGCCAGCGCGACGGATGATGCCTACAACGGCATGGTGATCAGCATTACCGGCGGCACGGGTGATGGCGAGAAGGGTGTGATCACGGATTACGTCGGCTCGACGAAGGTAGCGACGGTGCAGAAAAGCACGTCAACCTTTGAGCCTGATGGCACCAGTGATTACACCATCGAGGCGAACGTCAGCTATAAGCCCGTGAGCGATAGCTTTGAGAGCGCAACCATCTATTTCAACAACGATGGCGTGCTGCACAAGGCAACCGGCTGCCGTGGCACTTTCACGTTGAGCGCTGAGGCTGGCCAGATTCCGGTGATCAGCTTCACGATGACCGGCATCTACAACGCTCCGACCGATACAGCTGCTCCAGCCGTCACCTACAGTGCTCAGGCGACGCCGCTGCTGTTCAAGGCTGACAACACCACAGCCGTATCAGTGCTGGGCTACGACACGGCTTGTTTGATGTCTGCATCGTTTGACATCGCCAATGAGATTGTCTACCGAGAGCTGGTGGGCTGCACAAAGTCAGTGCTGATCACCAACCGAGCACCGGCTGGCGAGATGATGATTGAAGCGCCAACCATCGCAACAAAGGACTTCTTTACGATCGCCAACGCCGACACCACCGGCCTGGTGACGTTTCTGCATGGGACCACAGCAGGCAATCAGGTGACCTTCCTTGCACCTATTGTGGACATTGGCAATCCGTCCTACTCTGACTCTGACGGCATTCAGATGCTGACTTTGCCCTATGTGGCGATCCCATCGTCTGCCGGCAACGATGAAGTCAAACTGACATTCTCCTGATATGGCTTTTGTCCTCAAGCAGTCGGATTCCTACCGCTGGCCTGTGAGCTTCAAGCTGCCGACTGATGGCGGCAAGCGTGAGAGGCAGACCTTTGAGGCGGAGTTCAAGCGGTTGCCACAGTCTCGGATTACTCAGATACAGGCCGAGGTCCAGAAGCTCATGAAGGCCGTTGAGGCTGGTGAGCAGTGCGATGCTATCAGTGACATCAGCGTGGCTCAGGAGGTGCTCGTGGGCTGGTCTGGCGTGGTTGACGAAGATGGCGAAGAGGTGCCTTTCAGCAAGACCAGCTGCGATGCACTGCTCGATCTGCCGACAGTCGCGGCTTCGATTATTCAGTGCTACTTCGAGTCTTTAGTTGATTCGAAAACAAAAAACTGATCGGCGCCGCTGAGTATTGGGCCGGCGGCGCTGTGATTGATGACACAGCAGAAGATGCCAGATTGATGGGCATTGAGCTTCCTGACGAGAAGCGCGACAACGACTATGAGGTGTTGCCTGACGCATGGCCAGCGGTAAGCATGTTTCTGCGTGTGCAGACGCAGTGGCGTGTGGGGATGGGTGGTGTGATTGGCTTGGACTATGGCGCTGTGCGGTGGTTGTTTGAGCTTGAGCAGGTAAGTGAGCCAGCAGAGCTGCTGGATGATCTGCAGGTGATCGAGGCTAAAGTGGTGGAGATCCTGTCTCAACGCGATGGCTGACACGAAGACCAGCGTTGTCATACAGGCATCTGTACAGGGCTTGGCCAGTGTCAAGGGTCTTGATGGCGGGCTGAATAAGCTCGGCAAGACTGCAGATACGACAGGGGGCAAGTTCGCAAAGTTCAACGGCCTGTTGCGTGGTCTTGGCGGTGCGATTGCAGCTGCCGGGATTGGTCGGATTCTTGGAAATGCTGCTGAAGTAGCGGCTGGCTTTGAATCTGAGACGTTGCTGTTGAAACAAGGTCTTCAGAATGTTGGCGCAGGAACTGGCGAATTAGAGCGACTTCAAGGCGTTGCTGATGAGCTTGGCAAAGCGACGTTGTTCAACGAGGAAGACTTCCGTCAAGGTTTTGGGTTGCTTACTTCTTTCGGAAATATTGGAACTGAAAATTATGACAAAGTTGCCATAGCTGCAGCAAACGTCGCGCAGGTTAGCGGAACAGATGTCAGCAGCGCATTTATGCAGTTAGCCAAGGCGTTAAATGATCCTGTTGCTGGTTTGTCAGCATTAGGTAGAAGCGGAATCCAATTTACAGATCAACAAAAGGAGCTGATTAAGGGCTTGGTTGAATCTGGCAACACGGTTCAAGCGCAAGCCATGATTCTGAAAGAATTGGAAGCGCAGTATGGCAATACTGCCGTGGCTGCTGCTGGTGGTGCAGCTGGCGTTAAGGATACGTTTGGCGAGGCTATGTATGACCTGAATGTAGCGATCGGTTCAGTTGTCAATACGGCATTGCCACCGTTGTTGACTTTATTGACAAATGTAGTCAATGCTTTCACCGCATTGCCCGGTCCGGTTCAAACCGTAGTAGTTGCGATTGGCGGGCTTGGTGCTGCGGCATTATTATTAGCGCCATTGGTCACCGCATTTGGGGCGATTGGGCCAGTGATCGCAGGCATTGGGCCTCTTTTGGCTGGTTTAGTCCCTGCAATAACTGGGATCATATCTGCTATCGGCGGCATTCTTCCTGTATTGGCTGCGGTCTTCACCGGCCCTGTCGGATGGGTTGCGCTGCTGGTTGGCGCTGGCGTTGCGATCTATGCGTTCCGCGATCAGATCGGTGGTGCGCTCAAAGCGATTGGCGAGTTCTTTGTGAATGCGTTCAAAGCGATTGGCGATCTGCTGAAAGCAGCTGCTACAGCATATCTGGATTTCTACGTGAAGCCGGTGTTGAACTTTGCGAAGAATGCGGTTCAGGGCATTCTCGATTTATTTGGCAAAATACCTGAAGGCATCAAGGCGCCATTCATTGCCGCTGGCAATGCGATCAAATCAGTATTCCGAGGAGTTCTGACCTTCCTGGTCAATATCCTTAACAGATGGATCACCATGGTCAACAGAGCCATCAACATTGCAAACAATCTGCCTGGCGTAAATGTTCCAAACATTCCCAAAGCATCTGTCCCTAGATTTGCTAAGGGTGGCGTTGTAGCTGGCCCGACACTTGCAATGGTCGGCGAAGGCGGTGAACGTGAATACATCGTCCCCGAGAGCAAGATGGGCAGGGCCTCGGCCAACTACCTTGCAGGCATGAGAGGTGGCGCCGTAATTCCTGCGTTTGCCAATGGCGGCGTTGTTGGCGGTGGTGGCGGCATGGGTGCTGGCAACACCACAGTTCAGATCAACACCGGGCCAGTATTGCAGCAGGATGGTCAGCGCTACGTCACCATGAACGACCTTGAGAGCGCACTGAAGGACTTCGGTGCTGCGGTGTTCGGTAACGCTCGGACACCAGGCGGTAGGCGTTATCAGGGAGTGCGTGCATGAGCAACAGAGCCCAAGCGCAATACCTGAGGATCTATGACGATGGTGGCACCTACGTTAGGTGGCAGCAGTATTACGTGAACCAGACAATCACACTTGATGCAGCATCGTGGACGTTCAATCCGTTTAGCGCCAATGGGATTGTCGGTAGTTCGGCCAGTGGTGGTAATTCCATCTCAGTGACGGCACCTGCTACGACGTCTGTTGTGGATACGTTCACCGCAGCCATTGCCAACAATCGCCTCTGCGAGATCAAGGTCTATGAGTTTGATAGCAGGCTAGGCAATACGGCACCGCAAGCTGGCCAGACGTTGATCGCGCAGTTCGTCGGAGAGGTGACCGGCATGGGCGGTAGCTTTACTGGCATCAGTATCGAGCTTGGCAGTAGCCTGTCACCAGTAGGCGCCCAGGTGCCACCGCGTAAGTTCACGAGCTATCTGATCGGGTCACCTTTGCGGATATGAGCCTTCGGATCTTGGACCCATTGCAGCTGCTGCCGTCGCAGAGCGGTCTGGTTGATCCGCCATTGCGTGAGGGTGCTGCCAGTGGCGCCAGCAGCCTTGATGTGCAGCAACGGGCCATCACTATCGGTGAGCCTGTCCCGATCGTGTTCTGCCGCCGTGTGAATGGCACAGGCGGAGTGCTGGTAAGCCCTGGCGCAACGGAGGCACGATATGAAAACGACGGCACGACCAATGAGCTGACGGTCAATTTGATGCTGGTGCTCAGCGAGGGTGAGCTGCCGGCTATCCCATACAAGGACGTCTTCCAGCGTGCGTGTCGTGTTGGCACTTGGGCGCAGACCTATGACAGAAGAGCAGGCACATGGACGCCTGGAAACGCGATCGTAGAGGTTGCAGGCAAGGAGTTTTGGAACTGCCCGTACTACTGCGGCACGTCTGGGCGTTACGAGAACATGACGACTCTCAGTTACACCAACACGCATGACGATGGTGACCCGACATGGGACAAACAGGTGCATGTCTTTGTGCGGGATGGCATGAAGGTGACGCGGATCATTGATGATGTTGTGGGTCCGTCTAACAATGTCATTGATCTTGCGTTGTATCTGATCCGTGAGTCAAGCCGATTCCCTGAGGACATGCTTGACCTAACGCAGATGGAGGAGGCAGCTAATTTCTGCCAGGCTAATGGCTTCTTTTATAACGGTGAGTTTAAGGAATCGACCAACCTTGAAGAATGGCTAGAGACGATCGGCAATGACTTTTTATTGAGAAAGGGCGACAAGAACGGCAAGATGGGATTCAGGCCAAGGCTGCCGATGGCGGGTAATTACACGATCAGTACGGATCCTGTCAGTTTTGTTTTCACGTTCACCGAGAATCACCTGTTGCCCGATGGCTTTGACATCAGCTATATCCCACTAGCTGATCGCCGTCCGATCTGTGCGCAGGTGTTGTGGCGCCAGCAACCTGATGATGATCTCGGTTTGATCCGCACGGCTGAGGTGCGTTATGACGGCGAAGCTGTTGACGGTCCGTTTGAGCAATATGACCTGAGCGGTTTCTGCGCGTCAGAGAACCATGCGGTCAAGGTTGGAGCTTATCGCGTCTCAAGGCGTGCTCATATCACACACACGCTGCGGATTAAGGTCAGCCCTGGTGTCTACAACGGCACGTTGGCTCTAGGCGACATTGTGAGGGTGAGGTTGCGGCGTGAGACAGCTGTCGATCAGGTTAGCTATCACGACTATCTCTATGAGGTCGAGCGCATTGAGCGGACATCAAGCGGCATCAACGTGCTGGATCTGATGCACTTTCCGATTGATAGCAGCGGCGCGAGCATTGTGGCTAAGGAGGTGGCATCAGCAACAGGCCAAGGCATTGTTTACGACACAGGTAGATCGGACTTCACCTGCGATGAGGACGGTCGGCGCGATGACGAGACGCCATTGCCTGATCAGGGAGTTGATCCGACTGGTGATAATGATGACGAAGTGACCATGGGCCGCACTGGTGTCGGTACTGGTGGAGGTGGTGGTGGTGGTGCGCCGCCTATTGATCCACCAGACAATCCTGAGGATCCGTTGGATGAGCCGGTTGATGCACCTGGCGTAATTGAGGATGACCGGGCGGATCCTGGAGATCCACCACAGCCAGGCAACA